GCTACATCTAGGGTGCGTAATTCAGCTACTCGTAACTGTTGAGAAGGCTCACCAGTACCTACGGGATCAACGTCTAAGGTTTTGTAACCCCGCCACGCCAACCAAGTCATGCGCGTTCTACGATCAAACTGGGTTACCTCATCTTGACGAATTTCAAAAGGCATCGCTTCACCAATACCTAGAGCGCCGGCTCCGATTAAATACCCAGTACGGGTAATTCTAGAACCCAAAGAACCACCTAAAGTCTCGTTTTGAACACCAGGTTGACCAGCTGCACCGGTTCCGACGCTTTGCCCAGTTTCAAAGATATGGAATTTCTCTACCAATCCTAGATATCCAGTTACCCGACCTGTATCTCCGGGGGGAATATAGGAAGGATTAAGAATATTTAACAAGTCATCTAGGTCACGTTTTGTATTTGCTTGCCAGTCGCGTTCGTTTTCATATGACTCTTTAAGTTGTAGAATTTGAGTCGAGTTAAGAAACAAGAAAAATGTCTCATCGTCATTCATTTGAAACTGGTTATCGTGGGCGTATTGATACAGTTTTCGCATGAACTTCTTGGTAAAAGTTCCATTGTCTCCTGCTGCTGATAATCCAGTGGGGGAAGTGACAAGAGTGCCGTTTTTATTGTAAAGATGCAATGACGTACTATCGAGCATCGTCTTGATCATGTTATTATCCCATGCGGCATAATCTCGGAAAAGACTTTTTTGCATCCAATCAATCATAGGCATTGCACTGAAAAATTCTGTGAATGATGGGATGGCCACGGGTCGAATTGGAGTAGAAGCTCCTACTTTACCGCGTCCATATTCAAAGATTTCTGCCGATACACTGGACGCACTACTGTTGTCAGATTCAGAAGTCAGGTCAGCATACTCACCTTTTCCTGATAGTAAGTAATCGTTTACCGCCGGAGAACTGGTCAAATAATTTAGTCTAGGAATCCGAATAACAGTTCCACTGCGAGCCGTAAAATCTAAGGCATAAGTAGGAATCTGCCAAAAGGTCAGTCCTGAAATGTGTGTTGTGCGGACGATTGCTGACAAAGTGTCGAGAAAAAATGGGGGAAGATTATCCGCAGTCGTTGGGCTATTTTTCGAGCTTTCACCTAGTACTGGAGCCGCACTATTGCCGCGGAACCATCCGCGTTTACGTCCAAAATCTTCTAAGGAATTAATAACTGCTTCTCGGTTATTACGAATATGGCGATCTAGGGGAGCTTTGTTGTACAAGTCCATCGTTTGATTGCCACCCATAACCGCCTGACGGATCATGCCAGAATTTTTCTGGATGTCTTCAATCAAGTCAAAGGTTTCTTGAAGCGCACCAGTGATTTTATCGGCATCATGGGCGACGGTTTTATTGAAGTTAGGCAACTGCATTTTTGCTGGTGTTTGGCTACCGTAAAGCTTTCCTAAGTCAGCAAAATTATTAATCGTTTTTTCTGACTCAGTGACTTTAGCTTCTAATTGAGCAATTTTTTCATTAGATTTTTGGATAGTTTCTGTAGCAAGACTGAGAGAAGCTTCTAGAGTAGCTTTTGCAGTCTCAAACTGTTGCTTTTGGGCTTCTAATGCAGATTGTTTTTCCAATTCCATCGCTTGCTTTACTGAGGCTACGGATGCCACCACGGTATTTTGTACAAGCTCTTCAAGCATTTTGGGGTCAAAAGCTGGCGCAGGAGCAGTAGCAGTAGCGGGTTTGGGGTCAGAATTTTTAACTGGTACACCACCCTCAGAAGACTTTAAATCACCTCGAAAAGTGGCTTTTTGAGTCAGGGCGTAGATTTCTTCTTGAGAAGGAGCATCACTTCCTTCTGCTGAATCTTTAATAACTACGGGAGTAACCCGTTTAATTTCTTTTAGGGTATTCATTACTGATTGCTGATCACTAACTATTAGATATAATTGTACTACAGAACTTTCTGTTTTAGGTAAAAACAAAAGTATTGGGACGGGAATCTATTAATCTTGCTTGGCGACAATTGCCACTGGCAACAAAACTGCATTCGATAGAATCCATTTTTCCAGAACGGCGATAGTAAGGGGTTAGCGTTTCTTCATCTACTAGCCCTGCCATATATGGGGGGTAGTGGGGACATTTAGGATCACTGTAAGGAATATCGCAGATAGGACAAATCGACTCGCCATAAAAAATTCCCCCCATTGAAACATCGGCTTTTCTGCCATAGGAAATTTCTGAAATAATCGGGTGAGTCGCTTCTGTAAATCCAAAGACCAAGACCTGATGATAGCCGTCTTTTTGGATTATTCGATAATCTTCGCTTGGATTAGGAGATTTTTCGAGGATTCGCACTATCCCTTCCTTGCTTACACGAGGCAAGGAATAAATAAAAGAATCATAGATCATCCCAAAAGTTTTGGTCTGGTCTTCCCACTCATGATCGAGCATCAAAGCGCATCCAGGGTAACTAGCTACCATGGTTTCTAAAACATTTTTATCCCATACCTGGCCAGAACCGTGAATTAAGTTATTTGAAGCAATTAAAGCAAATCGCATCAGTTCCGATGATTCCCACGGATCGAGTCCGTAGGGTTTGAATTGATTGATTAACGACATCTCCTCGTCGGTAGGATGACGGGTCTGTAGCAATAGCTCTAATTCAGCGCGGGTTAGTTCTAGTTCCATGTCAATAAAAAATACTTATATAAATAATTCTATCTAAAGACTTGACGTTTATGGTTGGTTGATGTATATTAATAGTGTCGTCTCCAGCCCAACCTATAAATATAAAATTTCAATACAAAATATTTGTCTCCATAGAAAGTGTATAGCTGAGGAAACAGCGCAGGATTGATACCCTGCGTTTTTTATTTCGTCCAGCCAAAGTTTAACGAAAGCATATTCTGGGTAGGTCGTTCCCTAGAGTTAGAAAAAATAAAGTAACAGCCGCAATTAGCCCGGCAAGTACATCTTTCAGTCGGTCGGGGGAGTGTTCCGATAGGCTGCCAACCGGCACTTTCATAAAAAAGACACTCTTGGCAAGATTCTTTTTTGGTAATTATTCTCTTTTCCCACTTGTTGACTAGAGCGTGTCCTCTCCGGCTTCCCTCCTCAAAAGCTTCCCTAGACTTGGCAACGTACTGTTTAGAGCGGTTGATTATTTGAGCCTCTGATTGAGTACCAAGAATAATATCACGGGAAAACTTTCTTAATCGTGCGTATTGTGTTCTAAGCATCTGACCAATTCTGCCATAGTCAGAATTGGTCATATCGGGCTTACCAACTCGATAAAGCTGAATAGTTAGGTTTTTAATCTCGAAAGACATTTTTTCTTCCCACTCGCTGGCAGTTATTTTTTTCTGTAAAAGGTCACGGGTAAGTTTATCTGTTTTTTGAGTACGGGCATTAATAGTTTGTTGGGAGATTTGTCTAACTTTTTCAGTGGAGACAAATCTCCCCGTTCGATTGTCTCGATAGCGTCGAGTTGCAGGGTTAAAAGAAAAATCACTCATAACTTATTTCAGGTTCTAATAGGTTTTTAAATTCATCATCCGGAGGTTTCTTTTTCCAGTCATCGATAGCTTTTTGGATGTCATCGGCTGTTACTTCGGCTCTCCCTAGCAACCGACTAATTGGCTGTAGGTTTTTATCTTCTGGGTTGAATTTATCTGCCATGATTACTTTATTCTAATTCTACTCTCGATGGTTTTATCGGGCTTTTCGATGCCTTAACAAATTTAGAGCATCCAATGTTTTTATGAACTGGTTCTTGTAAAGAAGAAATTAATATTTCTGGCGGCAGTGGTTTTCGCATTTCCCATTCTTCTTTACTCATCTTTTTGGTAAGGTTACTTGGCTTTTTATCTTTTGGGTTGAATTTATCTGTCATGTTATTTATCTCCTAATCCGTCATAAACTAATTCTTGGGTTTTTTCTGATTTATTGAGTTTAGCTTTTAGGTTACGGTTTTTAATTTCTAACATTTTTATCTTTAATTTTAATGTTTCATAATCAAACATCAGGTTATCGTATGAGTCGGTTAATTCGGCGTATTCGGCTCTCAAGTCTTCGATACTCAAATCTTCGATAATAGCGTCAAAGTTATTGTTATTCATGGATTTTCTCTTTAAATTAAATAATAACTCTTGACTGACAAGAAATAACTCTTGACAGTTCCCTAATCCACTTACGCTTCTGTTTCTGCTTCTGCTTTGTTAAGTTCACCGATCTGAGCTTTTAGCTTAGACACCTCATCTTTTAAAGCTTCAATAACCTCCAGTTCGGTCATATTGGCGACTAGAACATGATTATTAGAATCGGAAACAACATAAGCTTTTAGATTTGTCATAATTATCTCTTGGTTTTACTGTATTTTATCAAATTTAAAACAGTTTTAACTGTAATGGAGAATTATCTACTGGTTCTTCTATCGGTTCATCTGGAATAGGTTCTATAGGTTGGTCTAGTCTGTTACAAGCTATCTGATAATATTCTAATTCTTTCTCGATACAGATATAATTTCTACCTAATTCTTTGCAAGCTAAAGCAGTAGTGCCAGAACCACAAAAAGGGTCGAGGACTGTCCCACCCGGAGGTAATCCTAAAGTTATGAGATATTTCATTAATGCTAGTGGTTTTACCGTAGGATGAGTATTACCTTCACCGCGTTCGGATTTACTAGCTTTAGCGCAATAGAAAAAGCGGGCGGCAGAGCCTTCGCTAGATAGAAAATACCCTGTTTTTTGAGTCAACCCACGCTTAAAATCTACTACTGTTTTGTCACGCTTTATAACGTGAGGTTTAACCTTGCCTGACTTCTGATAAGGAAACAACCCCACCACCTCCTCGCTGCCGTCGTGGATGAGGTTCGCAGGCCAGCGGCCTTGTGTAGTTATTTTACCCGTTCGATTACTGCCACCAGTGTCGTAACTTGATCTGTTTCTATCACGTTCAACACCATTGATGAAAACTGGCTTACCTTCACACTCCACACGACACCCATCGATATTAATCGCACCCGTGCCATGCTCTAACACATTCTCCGCGACCGTGCCAGTGAGAGGTTTACGAGCCACCGTAATCGGTTCGAGTGCTGGTTTTAGAGCAGTCCCCCAGCCTTGCCATTGTTTGGCATCTTCGGTTGCGGGGGCGGTGATGTTAACCAATATGCGGCCATTTGATGTTTTAAAGTTGCCACCGCGCATATCGGAGACCTCTTTTGAGCCTACCACCTCCCGATTCGCACCTGCCATCTTATCAATCGCCTTGCTCACGTCAAGCGACTTCGGAAACCCCGACCCATAGACCCACATAATGGTATCTCTGATTTCCCAACCAGCGTCCTCGATTGCTACTGCCAATCGGTGAAAAGTACGAGTCCCACCAAAAGCAAATAGGTGCGCTCCTGGTTTAGCGACTCGTAAAGCTTCAATCCAAAACTGTACACCAGGTACACCATGATCCCAATTTTTTCCCATGAACGAAAGTCCATAAGGAGGATCGGTTAGGATTAAATCAATAGAACTATCAGGAATATTTTTTAAAACATCAAAACAATCACCGTGAATAATTTGATTAATCATTTTGATTTATATTTATTTTTTTAACAGGTTGTTTATTAGTTTCTTCATCGGTTAAATCAGAGTCAGTGTCTTCAACTTCTCCCCCAGACATACCATCTATAGATTCACTCCATTCTGGCCACAGTATCCGATATTTATTTTTAGCATTTTCGGCATAAAAATCTAATCCTTTTCTGAGAATGATTTCTGTGTCAATTACCTGTTTGATAGCACCGCTAAGAAGCTGACACCATCCGTATCTCATCCTAGAATAGCGACGATCAGGCGACCGGGATAACTCTTTAGTTCCCCCTTTTGATTCTAATCCTGGGAAGAAATAGGTCGGGAATCCAGGGATAATTAGCTTGTACCGGCATTGCAAAAGAGTATCAATTAGCCCTGTTAAATCAGAGTTAAAATTAGCCATTTTACGAATATCTTGCCCAGGATAGCTGAGAATATGGTCGGATATTATTCCGCTTTTTCTACGGATTTCTAATTCTCGCTCATAAATTCTTTCTTGCTCGGTAGAAATACCTGGCATAATATGCAGAGTCGGAGAAACTCCTAAGTCATTAGATGCCCTAATCAAATTATCAA